GCTGCCTCTTCACCGAGGATGCCGTCAATCAAATTCGCCTCGAGCGCTCTAGGCGCAAGAAACGCCTGGCCTCGCATTGCCTCAGGCGCGACGCGCCTGTTGCGAAGCACGTTTCCTTTGAACTGCGAGAAAGCGTCTTCAACGTACTGTTGGAGATAGGCGCGTTGAGCTGCCGTCCCGATAGTCGGCCCCATCATGGTGGACTTGAGGTCACCATCGGCGTTCGTTATCGGATCAAACGATAGCCCTTCCATCTCCCACATTCCAGACTCGTCCACAAAAGGAACGATGGTTCCAATGCTTCCAACTGTGGCGGATTGTGAGGCGAAAACGTAATCGCAAGAGACTCCAATGTTATACGCCGCAGAACACATTAGATCGTCGGTGTAAGCCACCATTGGAATGCGCCCGCGGAGGGCTTGGATCATGTCGGCGACTTCTCCGTTCCCGGTGCATTGCCCTCCGGGAGAGTCGATGCCGAAGAAGATCCCGCGAACATTGGCGGCAACAGCCGCTTCGATTTCATCCTCCACGTCTTCGTAGTCGGTAGCGCCGCAGCACTTCTCGATCTTGCTCAGGCCCTTTCCAAGCGTCCCTTGAATCTCGATCGTCGCGATGCCGTTTGCGTCTATCTCCATCGGCTCGCGAGTGTTCACGAACATGGAGTAATCCTCCATTTCGCCCCCGTCCTCTTTACACTTTGAGCGGAGGAGTTTGTTCTCGAACACAGCCCGAACAGCCCTGTACCCGGCTGGCGTTATAAACCAAGGTTCGCAATAGATTTTCTGATGAAGGCGTGGAAGTCTCATTCGATGGGCTGTTGGGGTTGGTCTGGGGGGTTGCCGTTAGGCGTCAAAATTCTGAACGACGACTCTGGAAGCCCCGTGCGTTGCATCCGTTCACGTATTGCCAGTTCTTCGGCTTCACGTTCGTCAAGCATTTGCTCAACCGTGCGCCCAGATTCGCTGAGGATATCGGTGAGTGTCCGCATCCCGAGTTTGTACGCCTCCCGAGCGTCTTGGTTCGCATAGCCTTGGTCGATTGTGAGCGTCGGGGGATACAAAAATTCCCACTTCAACGATCCGCCAAGGTCACTCCCGGGGTATGGAGGAAGCATCCCGAGTTTGATCGCCTTAGAAACTGCATACCCGACGCGGCGCTTGGCAACGCTACGCAATAGCGTTTGCCGGTCGCTGACTGAGCGATTGACCTTAGAGATTACCTGCCGTACGGCGGGCCCACTCAGCTTAGACGGATCCCAGAAAAACTCATACGGCATCCCGCACCCGTGGAGGCAATTCCGCATTAGGCGATCCATCAAACGCTCCTGCGCGTCCGTTGGCTGGACTTGGTCGAGTTGCTCAAGTTTGGAATTTGTCCCTGCTCGAAAATATCGAACGCTCCCGCCATAAAGCTCCTCCCCGACTAGCTGCTGCGGACTGCGGGGGGCGTCTGCATTCATCAATTCAAACGCTGGATCATGTGGATCCGCCATCCCCATTTCGTTGTGCTCGATGAGGCCAATGGAGGAACAGAGTTTTGCCGCTTCCCTCATGTACCCTTGAACAGTCGTAAGGTCGCGAAGGTCGAGGAGCGCCGAGGTGACGGCTGGAAACCCTCGAATTTGATCCGCAGCCCGAGGCTCTGCCAAATAGTCCACCGACCGCGCCGAGATGAATTCGTCGGGTTGGTCGTTGTCGTTGAGGACTTGAAACGCAACGGGGCGTCCTTTGGACATCACCACACCGTTGTAAACTTTTAGCCCTTTATACGGCCCGCTTTGAAGGGTTGCGCCGTTCTCCGCTGAACCCACTTTGTGCCATGGCAATGCCTGCAACTGTGGGTAACCTTCACGGCTTTCGGAGTAGAGCGTGAAGCTGTCCCCGTCGCGGTCGATTGCGACGCTATCGAGGTAAAGCCCTGTCACAAAATCAAACCCGTTCACGTAGGCGATTGGATAGAATTGGTTGACCAACCATTCTTCTGCCATGTCTCCCCACTCGCGCGCTTTGCGGTCACCCTTTCCTCCGACGTGCCGGGGTTGCCATGACTTCCCGACGGCATACATGGCTTTCTCTTCGATTGCCCCTTGAATAGGGCCGAAGTTCCAGAAGGCTTTATTCGAGGCGCTGACGATGCGCTTCCATTCGCCGACACTGACCTCTTTCGACATTGGCAGCGTGTGCGTATGCCAGTACGGGCGCAAGCCGCTCCAACCCGCCGAAATAAGCCGCTGCGAAGCGATGCTGCCAAGCATTGCGCCGGCCTTTGGCTTTTTGAAAATGGAAATCAGTTTGTCAAACATGATCAGTTGAAGAGGGCGATGGTTCGAGTGATTGGGCGCTGGAACCCGCGAGCCTTAGCATCGAGCGCCATCTGCGCCAGCGTCACGATCTCCACCGGCGAAAGTGTCGTCAAATCGTACTCGAGTTGAAACGAAGACCCGTTAACATTGGACGCAACCACGGTTCCCTCGAGGCTCGCAACTGCATCAAATGCGCCGTCACGGATTTCCCGCAACCGACCGACATCGAGTTGCATAAACAGCCTAAGGAGTTGCGGGGTCGGTTTCATTTTGCCTCTGTTGACACGTCAACCGGTATTTCGGGCTTTAGGAGCTTAAACATGGTTGCCACCGCCACCTGCATAGACTCGCAATCCCAGAGGTGGTTTGCTCGAGAGCCGATCTTAGCCCATCGCAAAACCATGCGCTTTGTGGCCTTGTCGATGACCTCCCGCTTCATCTCCGAATTGAGTTGCGACAAGTACTCACTCGAGACATCCCGCGGAAACTCCCAACGCGGTGATCCCTGCGCCCGAAGTTGAGCCAGGGCGTCTTTGATCCCTTCGTTTGACCAAAACACAAACCGCACCTCTCCACCGTTGGGGGCGCGTGCCTTTTGGAGTTTCGAAAACAACTGCATCACGCCCTGTTCGTTTTTGAAGCCCTTGTAACCGCTCCCCGCGATGCCAGTCCACCCGTAGGACGCAAGCCAGTTCTGGACGTTGCCGGTGTTGTACTGCTGGTCGATAAAAAGCAACTGCGGTTTCACCGCGTACCGTTGCTGAAGTTCTCGAACCATTTCGACGGTCAGAATTTTCCCCTCCCACAATAGCCTGCTCGATCCGTCCGGCCTCCATGCTCTAACAACCGCCCAAAAGTGATCCTGCTGAACGTCAACGGTTTGAAACCTGTAAACCTCCCCGTCCATTGCTTGCCCGTTCATGTAATCGGCGAGTGAATAATCAGCCGCCACCAGTTGCACGTCGGGGGCGCTGACTTCAGCCTTCCATCGTTCCGCAAGCCGCTTCTGCACGAATTGCCGGAGGTCGTCTATAACGCCGCGCCGCTTTTGTTTGTTGGCAATCAACCATTCGCGCACCAAGTCTGCCCAATCAACCCACCAAACTGCAAACGCCGGCCAATGGAACGACTTGCAGCCCGCCACAGGATTGCCCGGCTCAACGCGGTACGACGAACGCTCCGCCATCGCTCTGCGAGCTGCCGTTGTGTTCGGCGTCTCGTGCCCGCATCCTCCGCAAATGTGTTTGACTGTTTTGGCAACCGCTCCCCAGTCGTGCTCACCGTCGATTGTGCGGATCTCTTCAAACTGGATTTCCGCCCAAGCCCATTTCCTCCACTCCCCGCACCCCGCGCACTCATACCCCCATTCATGCGCTTCTCCTGTATCAAACTCTGCGTGAAAGTCATGGCCTTCATCGGCCCCTTGCGAGACAAGGATTGTCTTACGATTCCAGCGATCGTGGTGGCGTTTCTTAAGTTCCCCGACCATCCCGGGACGCCATTGCCAAACTTCGTCGCCGTATGCGTAGCGGACGCTCTTTTCTTGAAGGCTCGAGATGTTTGAGCCGACTAAGAAAAGGCTCATGTGCGGGAACATGATTGCTGTCTTCCGCTTGGAATGCCTGTCCGCCGGAAATAGTTTCGCCACGGGCTCACAAGCGTCGAGCATTGGGAGCAACCGGCTCTCCGCCCACTCTTTAGCCATGTCGTCCGTCTGTCCGGCGATAAGCATCGGCCCCGGTTGCGCAGCGACAACAAAAGGAACCACGCATTCCAGCAATGTCGTCTTTGCGCCGCCAGTCGGGGCGCATACCACAACCTGCTTGCAATGGTCATCCGTGATAGACTCAAAAACTGCGTTCAACCATGGGGCTACTCGTCTGTCGAACTGTGTTGATCGCGCCGAATGCGGAATGCGTACGTGTTCCTCGATCCAGTCGAGGATCGGATCGCGAAACTTTGGCCGGAGTGTATCGAGTACGCCGTCGATCCATGGAAGGCTCATTGCTCAATCCCTACCGTCTCTATTTCTCCGATAGCCGTCCGCAGTCGGTTCACCAATACAACGTGACGCGCCTCCAGTCGTTCGCGAATTGTCGCTTCATCAGCGCCAGCTAATTGCCCAGGAGCATCATTGGCCATTGCTGCCAGCTCCGCCACTATAAGCGCACCCACTCGTTGCCCTGCTTCGCGCATTGCTGAACGTGATACAAGCTCGCCCTTTTGCTGCTGGATTTTGAGGTCGAGGAGTTCGACTTCCATCAGCGTCTTTTTGAGCTTTGCGGCTCCTTGATTAGTCGGCTCCTCTTCCCGCTTTTGTGCCAACCAAGTCAGCAACTTTTCGCGAGTCCTTGGAGCCCCCTGCTTTAACCACCCGCGAGCTGTAGGCTGTGATACGCCACCTATTTCTGCGACCTCGCGTTCTGTCAATACGTGCGCGTCTCCTGATTCCTCAAATGACGCAACGAT